CCCGCCGCCAGGAGCCAGACGGGTGTACGCCGTTGACGTATACCAATCCCAGTTAGCCTCTCTATTATTCTGAGACTCAGCGTCTTCTCGGTTTTTTACAGGGTCATCGATAACTAATATGTGTGCCCCTTTACCCGTGATACCGCCACCAACACCTGCAGCAACAAAGCCGCCGCCACCAGTGGTGAGCCACGCTTCAGCACTTTGAGAGTCAGGATCTAGGCGTGTTTTGAAGGCACTCTTGTAGGACGGCTCTCGCAGCAGGTTACGCACCTTTCTCGAGAAACCCATCGCCAGTGAGCCTGAGTATGAGCAGCTAATGAACTCGTGCTCAGGGTTACGTCCCAAGTGCCAAGCGGGGAACGCTACCGAGGCAAGTGTCGATTTCCCATGCCGAGGGGGCATGAACAACATTAACCGTGGCGACTTCTTATCAACCACGTCTTGTGAGAACTTCTCTAACCTTTGGCAAATGTCCTTGTGCACCCAGCCTGCTTGGTAATCTGGATTGAACCGCTCAACGAAGGGCAGCATCCGTTTACGCGTGAGGATACGCATGGCCAACTCTTCGCGAGCCATTTCTTCAGAAGTTTTTGGTAGAGGGACATCAGTACTGGGGTCTTTCGGCGAAGGCAGGGAGTCCTGCCGGTCTGCTTGGCAGTACACACACCAGTTGTCCGCGCCCATAAGAGTAGACGGAACCGACTTCTTACACCGTTCGCATGTGCTCTTGGGCGCTTCATCCGTCATGTGTCTGAGGCTCTAGGTACTGCGTCCCTTTGCCAGCAAGCTTCAACAACTCGTCGTCACTCAGTCGTTCGAGCTGCTTGGCACCATTAATCTGTATGTTGACCTGCTGATTCTGAGATTCTTTCGCCAGACCATGCAGACGCACCATACTGTCTACCGTATTCTTCATCTCTGTCGCGTTGGCAGAGGACACGTAGGCATTCATATACATTGAGTGTGCTTGTTGAATGCCAAATTTCACTTCCTCATGCATCTGCTCGCGGAAATACTGAATGGCACGTGCCACGGCCTCTACTTTAGCGGCGACGTAGGCATTGGCAGGTGACGCGTAACCAGCAGCACGCCCTGCAGCGGCAATAGTCATCCCACTGCAGATGAACTGGACTAGTTTCTCCTGTTGAACGCTAAGCACACCAATTTGAAGCCCCATATAAGGCATGTGGGAGTCAAACTCGGTCTTTGACATTTGTTCAGTGGAGGGTGTGATTGTTGGAGTCGTCGTTATCGAAGTAATATCTATCACCCCCCGCGATGTAATTGCTCATTTCATTACTAAAATTAACGAAAATTGGAGGGTTGATGTAATCAACCTGAGTTACTTCTTCCACAAACTCTTGTATTTCGTCGTCTGCGTAGCCACTGGCACGTAAAACTTCGATTGTTTTGGCGTAGTCGTACACCAAAACAGGCGCGCTGCCCCTTAGAACGACTTGATACCCTATACAGGCGTCTTCTAGCCCTTCTAGGCACAGCACTTCTATATTATTCATAGCAATATATTAGCTTTACTAATATTATTTTGCAAGCAACTGCCCAGCGATATTTTTAATCCACCACATAAACATATTCTCATCCAAGGTGTGCTTCATCACGTTTATGCGGTTACAGACCAAGTGTACATTGTCAAGTGTGTAGCCACGTGCTGGGTCTCGACGGTCAATTGACGCGTTTAGATCAACTCTACTAATGCCATCTCTGTAACTGGTCATTAAAATGCCGCTATAGGCGCACTTACCGTCCTGCCGCTCCCAAATTTGCATCAAATCTTCAGGAGTTAGCGAAAAACCGTCAGGTTCTTTGCCTCGTAGCTTTTTTCTGTGCGAATAGCGTTGGTTTGCGCAGATCCTGGAGAAGTAACTCTCGGTACTCTGGTTGGTATTGATCCTTTTGCTATGCCAACTGCATTCTTTACACTTAGTCGACCTACTATTGTTGCCGCGCTTATTCAATTTCATTTCGAAAGCGCTTTTAGGCAGCGCGCTGCGGCAATTTCTGCATGTGTATGTCTTTTCCATGCCATGCTTTATATATTAGTAACGCTAATATCGCAAATTATATAGAAATTTTTTATAAAAATATTTTTAAATTTCACTAACGCACTATCTCCCCCCTCCGACCTCAGCGACCTACCCGCCCCCGATCCGGTTTCTGGAACCTTGTTTCGAATTTGACCCTTGGAACCTTGTTTTGACACCCCTAACCCTTAGCAATTGTCCCTTATCACGTATTCATTGACCCTTGTCTCTTGTTCACGCTCGCTCGTCCCTCGCTCACAGTCGGTTGTTTCTTTGTATTTACTCTTATCAATTATCAATTATCAATTATCAAGGATCACTCTCATGCTCATACTCGCCTTTATTCAAGAACAAATATCTTACGCAACAACCGGTGAACTCATCGCTACTGGCATCTTGCTCCCCATCTACTTACTCGACCTATTGTCAATGACCAAGGAGTACTAACCATGAACAACATCAAAATCTTCAGCACCGCCGCAATCAAATTCTTTCTCTTTCTATTAGCAGTCTACGCAATCTCAGCTACCTTCGCCTTCGCTACCCAAACCGTCGTCAATCCCAACGACATCTCAAACGATTACATCTGCATCAAAGACTTATTTCCCGACGCTTACTACTGCAAGCCCAAAGCCAAAGATCCTATCCCTTGGTTTCTTGACCTTTAACCCTTATCACTTATCAATTATCCAGGACTATTAACCATGAACTACCTAACTAACAAACTCAGCACTATCAACTATCAAGCTCACCTGCAAACAGCCAAAGAACTAGCACTCAAAGCCAAAGACTACGCTAAAGAAAACCCAGACACCGTATTCCTCGGCCTCACCTCGCTACTACTCCTAGACATCAGTGACTCACTCGACAATCTCGAAGACCACTCAACTATCCAAACAATCATAGACCTCAAAAATAACGGATACTAACCATGAAAAAGAAATCATTCGAACTACTCATCGTTAACCTCACCGGCATAAGCTGCTGCGTACTCCTCGGCTTGTGGCTCGCCTTCCTACTCACATTACCCTTCTAACTCATCCCTTTACTCGCGACCCCCCGACAGGGGGGCTTAGCGATTAGTTTTTTTATGGGCCAAGTAAACGTGCATGTGTAAGCAATAAACGTGCATGGACACTTATCAAGGGACACTTATCAAGGGACAAATGACAACGGGCAGGGGTCAATGGCCAAGAATCACGTAAATTGATCAAATATTAACCAATAACGGCCAATGTGTGACGCAAAACAGGATGTGTGACGGCTTTTGCACGATGTGTGACAGATATGTGTGACACTTGTTAGTGAACACTATTCCCTTAACACTCAACAACTTACCCTCAAAAAGGGCAAATGTGTGACATGTGTGACGGGTTTTTAGACCCTATTCTAATAATTTGTAATTCCTTTTTTAAAAAAACGTTTTCTAGGGAACTCTATAAAAAAGGTGTCACACTGTCACACACTTAAGAAAAAGTGCCTTAAACCTATGATTACTATAAGAATAGTGGTCACTAACATCTGTCACACAATCCGTCACACATTTCTCAAAACCTGTCACACACAGCAATACCTGTCACACAAGACCTTACAAACTACAAGGATATAAACCATGACTATCTATGACGAATTCGAAAAAGTTAAGGGTACATTCCAACAAAAAGTACCCACATCAACACTTGGCAAGGTACAAGCGCGAGCTAATTACCTACTGCAACACGTGAAAGCTAACCCTGACGTCTGGGCACTTGGCCTCTTAGCCTTTGTCGTAGGTGACTTGTCAGATATCACTGAAACCTTAGCTGAATTAACTACCGAGGTGTAACCCATGAATCTGTTCACCGATTTCAAAGAAGTAAAGTCCGCAGTAAGTGACTGCTCAAACTGGGAAGCATTCAAAATCTCAGTACGTATGACAGCAAAACGTAACGATTCAGTACTAATCATAATAGGCGTGTCATTGCTCCTATTTAATACCGGCGTGTCTATCACCCATTTACTTGGAGCTTAACCATGAACCCTGAAATTGTACGCTCGGCCTTCGGCCGTAAAATCATCGAGATCCACAACGATTGGTGCTTAACCAATAACCTTCCTCAAGCGATGCTTGACTATGAACACTTAACAAGTGTCGACGAACCAGAGCTCGTGTCTGGTGAGCATTACTTCCTCTATAAGGAGACTCAACATGATCAAACCACATGAGCTATTTAAATATTGGCGCGCAGACCAAGTAGCAGAATGCATGTCTGGGGTACCTGACTCTTTATATCTAACGCTATGGAATGAAATCATTCCTCATCAAAGTGATGAGTTTCAAGAGACCCCCGAAGCTGGTTTCGAAGCGCTCGCTAATTATTGGCATTTGCTTTCTGAAACCGATCAAACGCTCCTCAATACCCTCGCAGCTGATCACGAAGCTAAAGAGTTCTACGACTCAATCTTCTGCCATCTCAGCCCCGCAGAATAACAACTCGATCCTCCGGCTCTCGTCAGTCGGTATTAATTAATAAGTTAGTTCTATATGTCTCTATATAGTTCTATCTTATTAGTTGTACTAATAAATTCATTAGCTAATATAAAGGTAACGCTATGAACAAAATTATAAACCTCCACGTTGACCACTGGCACTTGGTATTTGACGTCGAAGAAGAGCAAGTGCACCCGAAGACCTTTGACGATTATGTCGAAGAGCTTTTCATGCAAGAAGCAGAGCAGTACGAAGCAATATCAATTTAAACCTTATCAATAATCTATGTA